TGAAACTATTTCAATAATAGCTTCTTCTTTATAGGCGTGGTAAATATCTGTTGATACTGCGTCCCATAGCTGAACATCAACAACAGTTGTTTTTAAGCCATCTAAAACTAATCTTCTGTCGCAGATATCTTTAATTCTTGCAAATAATGAACTATCACTATCAGCATAGAAAGGCTCAATGCTTGACTGTGGCTGATAGCTATCAATAAATACTGAAAGTTCCCCCAAGATGTTATTAGATGCGTTCACATTAGCGTTATACTCTGTCGAAAACTCTTCTAAGTCCTTGCCAAGCCTAACGTAATTAGGGCTTAAACCTGTTGAGTCTGCGTCGATATAATGCGCCATGTATTTTCGTTCAATTCTACTCATTTTTTAAATTCCTTTCTTATACTGTATTCTTGCTTGAAATATATACTTTGCTAGTCCGTTTTCGTCCACCAAAGCTAAGTTTGCCATATTCTGTAATGGTATTATCTCGTAGTCTGTACCCCCTAAATCAGGGAAGTTTTTATTCTTGTCTTGTAACTCTAACCATTCAATAAAACTGTCGAAATAATCCATATTAGCAGTGTTTTGTGTTGATGTTCCAAAGTCTAGTTGTTCGTATCCTACAAAAGCAAAATCGTAGTTTCTAGTTTGAGTTCCTAAGATGTCTTCTGTAACTTTGTAATCTCCGTATACTGGAACTAATGCCCTAAAGCCAGGGTTAGCTTCTATTGTTTCAAAAGTTAAGTCTGTTGTTGTTACAAAGTCCTGTACCCATTCTACTATATTCGTATGCTTACTCATTTACTCAACCTCTTTCTGTATTCAGATACTGCTTTTGTTAGTTTTTCCTTGCTTGATACTAGCATAGCTTTGTCCCATCTCGAAGTGGCGAGTGGGTGCTTTTCTTTTGAGAAATTATAGTTATTATAAAACATTTTATTAGCATAGGGCTGTGTATACGTCACCGTACCTGTTGTGTCTGTCGCGTTCGTTGTGTATGTGTTCGACAATGTTCCTTTGTCCATCGGGACATACGGCTTCATATAATCAGCAGCAGTTTCGGCAAAGAATAGCGCTAAAGATTTATTAACGCCTTTTCTATTCAATATTTCCTTATTGCTATAATTCCACTTAAACATTACACGCCCTCTATCGCTACTTCTACATTATTCAGTTCCTTGTCCATAATTTGAATTGACTTAACATCACATAGGTTATCTTGATATTTTGTTTTAATTGCTGTAATATTTGAATAAGTCGGTGTTTCTGTTACATATCCAAAGATTATTAAATCCCCTTGCGACACTGCAAAGCCTTTTGTTGTGTCTTTTATCCATTCGCTATAAGGCAAATATCCACTACCGAAAGGAATTAATACTTTAGTCTGATAAGTGTAGTAAATCGTGCTACCTTGCATATTTGAAGCAGTTTTTTTGACATATTCAGCATTTGTTAAAACTGTTTTTTTCCACAGGTCAACAGTCCCTGCTGTCTGGTCTGCTTTTTTAAATTTGCTTAGTATTGTGATTTTCTTATCATACATAGTATTCTTCCCCTGGTGGTGGATAATCTTCTGGTGTTGTTGAACAGCTTACAAGGTCTATCGGTAGATATTCTATTGCTAGTTCGTGTAGTTCGTTTTGTAATGACTTGCCGTAACTATCCGAGTAACCTATCGACTCTATACCGTTTGAGTAACTTGTAACTCCTGCTCCTAAACTTGATACTGACATCTTATTAATAAACATTGTCATTAATTCCTTGATTGATTCGATATCTTCATCTTCTAAAGTGTCAAAGTCAATTCGATTAAACGTAAAGAAGTCTAATTTTTTTCTTGCTTTTTTTTCTTCAAGGTTAAAGGCTGTCTCTGAAAGTGTACCCCCTAACGCTTGATACTCTGCATATGTTATATACATTTTACCACCTATATTCTATTGATTGCGAGATTAACATATCCAACGGTTAAGTTGACCGCTTTCGATGTAGTTTTCGTCAATCCTAGTCATATTTTCACTTCTTTCATATCTCCCCGGCATTTCTACCGGGGATAATAAAATTATTTTTTAATTGGTTTCTTTACTTCTTTAACTTCTTCTTTGATTTCAGCTTTTTCTTCTTTAACTTCCACGCCACCGTATTTTAAAAGCTGTTTAATTACAAAGTCATTAGAAGTGTTATATAAGTTTCCGTCTTTATTGATTATCATAAACTACTCCTTATGCCACTACTGCTTTAACCTGTTTGCCTGCGATAACATTTCCGTCTGCGTCAAGTGCTACCATAATGATGTAGTAATCATTAGTTGTTGCGATGTCAATAGCACCACTTACTAATGTTGCTGCTGTGTAATCTTCTACTACATCCCCGAAAGATGGAACTGTACCAGCTGTTGCACCTACGATTTTATAAGCGTAGCTTGCTGCACCTGTGTAAGATGTAACTGTGAGAGTTGTTTTTCCTGCTGCTACTGCGTCTGCTGCTGTTACTCCAAGATTGCTTAAAGCATCTCCTACATACTGAATTAAGTCTGGCATAACTGCTTCTGCGCCATATGAGAAAAACATACCAAAGTGATAAGCGTTTGACGCTGGAAACTTAGCAGGCTCATCAAGCGTTGGAACAACCGGAAGTGCAACAGAACCTTCTGCCATTGCTACCTGTGAAACTCCCGAAGGTAGGTAAACGCTTGAATATACATGAACGCCATGTAACATTCCCATTTCAGAAATAGAAGAATCAATGTTAGCATTTTCAACACTGTCAATGTAAGTTCTAAGTGTTCCGTAAGTTGATGTGTTAAGAACAACGTGTATCATATCTCTGTCTACACCATCGACAAAGTCGTTTAATGTGTTCTCGATGCCCTGTACAAACTCTTCAAACTTGTCAATAGCTGTTGTAGCTGTAAAAGATGTTTTTCTTGTGCCATCAAGACAAGCTGTTGCAAAGAACGCTCTTTCAAGTTCTCTTTCCATCGACTTCTGGTCCTGTGCCTGTTTTCTCGTGATAAGTCCTTCAACGCCGTAAAGTCTTGTGTCTTTTTCTTCTACTTCGTGGATTAATTCTCTGTCTTTATTGATTGCAATTACAACAGGTCTAACAACGTTTTTCTGTCCTGCTCCACCTGAGCGAGCTGTTCCATAAGTATTTGAAGCTGTATTTGTAAATCTTTTTGCTTCTACTGTGCCTGTTGTTGGGTCTCCTGATAGGTCCTGATTTTTTAAAATACTAAATACAGTTGCCTTTGAAACATTTTCAATTATTTTGCCGTATGATTCTGCAAGATAATCCTTGCCCTCTGCTTCTGTTAATTGTGATAGTGATTCTATTCTAGCCATTTTTTACTTTCCTTTCTTAAAAAAAGTTTTTAAACTGTGTTTTTTCTGTATCTGTGCCTGCGTTTCCACCCGGCATTTCATTTTTCTGTTGTGGATTTGCAAAACAATCCATATCTTTTGTAACTGCTTCAAAGATTTCACTATCTCCCTTGCCTTTGTTGACTTCATCAGCTAAAGCTTGTTTGAATGCGTTAAGTCTACCGTTTTTAATGTCTTCATGCTTCCAAGCTTTTTCGCCTGCAACAGTGTTAAATCTGTTGATTAGCTCCTCTTCTGCTTTAGTCTGCTTTTCAAGTTCAATTCTTTTGGTTTCGTTTTGTTCATATTCAGCAACTTTACCTTTTGCAGATTCAAGCTCTTTTTGAAGTTCTTCCAGGGTCTTGTTTGTGCCATCAAAACCTTTAATCGTTTCGTTCAGCTCTTCGATAGCTTTTTCTTTTTCTGCTATTTGCTTTTCAAGGCTTTCTTTCCCAGCCTTTTCGGTTTCGATTTCTTTTCCCCTTTCAGCAAATATTGCTTCGGACTGCTCTTTAGTTAGTCCTAGTTCTTCAAGATATTTCTTTGTTATTCCCATTTTTTACCTCTTTCTTCTAAGATGTTTTAAGTGTGTATCTATCCACTTGAAGTGTGCTATTTTAAGTCTGCCGACTACTCTATTATATTTTAATACAATTACCTTATTTTGTCAATTTGCACAAAAAAGAGCCAACCGTTAAACAGTCAACCCTTTTTTAAAGGAGAGGTGGGGAGAATCCACATATTTATTGTAAGTCTATATTTAGATTATGTCAAGAAAAAACAACCCATTAAGGATTGTCTTTTCAGAGGTTTATATGAAGGTGAAAGGATATAATTATAATACCACTCGCTTATCGGTAAGTCAACCTTTATAAGTTGTATTTTTAGGTTTTGTTTTAAGTCCTGCCTGATCAGATATTTTTTTATAATAGGCCGACTTATCTCTTATCTGCTTGTTAACCTTTGC